CGAAAACGACCGTATGTGGACGCTCACCAATGGTTCCGACGTAACCTGCACGATGGCTGCTGCTGCTGCTGTGGTTGATGGTGGCAATGTGATGACGATGGCTTCCCTCGCAGCAGCTCCTGCTACTGGCGCGGTATTCACCGTTCCAGGCATCTATGCCTGCCACCCTGAAACCAAGGCATCGCTCGGCGTTCTCCAGCAATTCGTTGTGACCGCTGGAACGACTACGATCCAGACCGTTTCTCCGACTATCTACCTGACTGGCCCCCGTCAAAACCTGTGCTCCGCTGCTGGCGCGCAACTGACCACGGCGGACTTCGATGGCACGGGTATCGTTCCGGTGTTTGTCGGCGCGGCTTCTACCAGCTACGTTCAGAACCTCATGTATCACAAAGAGGCTTTCCAGTTCGTGACTGCCGACCTGCCTATCCTTGACGACGCGCAGAAATGCGTTCGAGTCAACAAGGATGGTCTGAGTCTGCGTTGCTGGATGGGTTCGGACATTCGCAATGACGAACTCCTGTTGCGCGTCGACATTCTGTACGGAATGGCTGCTCTCCGTCCGGCATGGGCCTCCCGCATCATCGGCGCGGCTAATTCCTAACCCATAGGGGCGGTGAAAGCCGCCCCATTCAAACACTGAAAGGAAAACATCATGGCTTCATACGAAAACGTTGACTACGGTAGCACCGATGGCTGCATCATCGGAAAAACCGCTGCCAACAAGGTCGGTTTCTACGGTGCAACTCCTGTTGTTCAACGTGCCACGGCTACGACCCATACCACAACTAACGTGGTTACGTCCGCGTCTTTCGGTACGCTGCAAGTCGCCCAGGTTCAGGAAATTATGAACACACTGGCCGGCTTGGGTCTTTGGGCTTCCTAATGCCCTCTCGGTCGCTCTTGCATATCGGTTGCGGGAGCGACCAACTCCCTGCCTGGTTGGGGATGTTTGACGAAACCAGGCTAGACATCAATCCAGCCAACAATCCCGATATTGTGCGAGACATGCGGGATTTGACCGGGTTAAGCGGGTATGACGCCATCTATTGCAGCCATGCCCTTGAACACCTTTCCCCGCATGAAGTTGTGCCGGCGCTGATCGGGTTCCGTGCTTCCCTGAATACCGATGGCGTGGCCATCGTTTTTGTCCCCGACCTTGAAGGTGTGAGCGCAACGGATGAAGTATTATTCGTATCGCCTGCCGGCCCGATCTGTGGTCTTGACCTGATCTACGGCTATCGTCCAGCATTGGCTGAAAACCCGTACATGGCGCACAAGACTGGATTTACGGCGGAAACACTCGATCAAGCGATGATCGAAGCTGGATTCCGCAAGGTGAAAGTTGATCGTCTGTCCGACTATGCCCTGATGGGGGCTGGAGTGAAATGAAAAAGACAAAAGTTGTCCTCTGCGTTCCCACGTTGACCAGACCGTATCAGCAGACGCTTGATGCAATCGCTGGATCGGTTGAAGCACTGACCGAGGCCGGATTCGATCATTACCTTGTATCTGAGATAGGTTGTCCGTATATCAGCGCAGCGCGGGCAACGATGCTCCGAAAAGCTTTGGATGTGAAAGCCGATGTAATCGTGTTCATTGACCACGATGTTTCATGGCGTCCTGATGATCTGGTAAAGCTGATTCAGACCGAAGGCGACGTGGTTGCAGGCTTGTACCGATTCAAGACGCCTGAAGAAGTCCGCTACATGGGAGTTTTGGACGATGATAAAGACGGATTTCCGAAGGTACGGGATGACGGCGCAATCAAGGCCACATTAGTCCCTGCTGGATTCCTGAAAGTCACGCGCAACGCAATCAATCGGTTTATGGTGGCTTACCCGCATCTGATGTTTGGAGAAGCGTCTAATCCGTCTGTCGACCTATTCAATCACGGCGCACACAAAGGCGCTTGGTGGGGTGAGGATTACTCATTCTGCCGCAACTGGACAGATGCAGGTGGTGAGATTTGGATTGTCCCCGACCTGAAATTGACGCATCATTCAAAAGACGAATCTTTTGAAGGAAACTATCACGAATTTTTGCTGCATCAACCTGGAGGCTCAAAATGTCGAAGCTAATGTACTCGGAACTTGGTGGGTTCGCTTACTTCAAAGAAGGCGGCGCTCCTGCTGGATGGGTCGATGGCGAGCCTGTTCGCAAGGCATTACAGGATGCCAAGGCGGGTGTTGCAAAACCCGTCGAAACGGTTACAATCCAAACTGTAGCACCACAGGACTCCGTTGAAAAACGCCGCCCTGGTCGCCTTCCCAAAATCGCAGAAGAGATTTGAGATGAACGATCATGGCTACATCGCAAACCATCATTGACCGAGCCGCCAGACTCGTAGGCGGCGTAAGTTCCGGCGAGTCCTGTACCGCCGATGAATCGGCAGATGGTCTGATCGCACTCAATGCCATGCTGGAGTCGTGGCAGATCGAAAAGCTGGACGTATATGCTTTTGTCGATACCGCGTACTCTCTGGTAGCCGCGACGAGTTCCTACACCGTAGGGCCGACTGGAAACTTCAACCTTACTCCGCGCCCCCACAAGATCGAGGAATGCTTCGTTCGGTACGCTGGTATTGATTCACCTGTCGAATTGCTGACAGCGGAACAGTGGTTCGCGCTTCCGAGCAAGACTGACACGGCGACGTATCCAGACCGCGCATATTATGAACCGACGCTTCCAACTGGAACGCTGAAGGTCTATCCAGTTCCAAATGCCGTCAGTTCGCTCCATATCGTGACGTGGCAAGTTGTTTCATCGCTGGCCGCGCTCTCCACGTCGATTGCGCTTCCTCCCGGCTACGAACGTGCGCTGGCGTACAACCTCGCTATCGAATGGGCTGGCCCTGAGTTCAGCCTGTCTCCGAGCGATGACGTTCGGAGGATCGCTCAAGACTCGATGGCGGCTATTAAACGCGCCAATCATCGCCCTGTATCGAATCACTCCCCGATGGGCGCGGTATGGGCTGGCTCACGTTCGCGGATTCTGACGGGGCCGTAAATGAGGCTTCCTCTGACCTCTGACATTGATTCGCGTGACGGCGTGTCCGCGAAGGACGAGCGCCTGACGAATATGCTTGGCGAGGATGATGAGGGGATTCAGCTTACCGTCTTGCGCCCCGGCTTGGCGACCATCGCAACCGCATCCGGTGCAGGTGGTGGTGCGGTAAATTTCAACGATGTCCTGATTAGCGTGTATGGGACAACGCTTGGCTTCGGCCCTACGCCTTCGACTATCGGAACGGTGGTCGCGGGGTCGTATGACTTCTGCGCGAGTCCGCTATGAGATTACCTGTCGTACCTCAGATCAGCACCAAGGACGGCGTTTCCAATAAAAACGCTCGCCTGACGAACTGCCTCAAGGAATCGAAGAAGGGCGGAGATAAGGCTGTTGTCAGACCGGGGCTGGTGCTGGACGATACCTATTCAGGAATAGGTAATGGACTGATTCCGTTTGATGGGCGATTGCTGACAATCTATGACGACACCGTTTATGACACGGAAGCGGATTCATTGCCGTGGCCATTGGACTCGGCAGATTGGGCGGCTGGCACGACATACTATTACGGGGATTTTGTTTGGTATAACGGTATGGGGTGGTTTTCTGGATTTGATTCAAACGTAGGGAATACGCCCGGATCATCTGCCCAATGGTCAACAAGCGTTATTCAAGACACCTATGCCGCAGGAACAACCTACGGGCTTGGGGATAGTGTTGTTTATAAGGGCGTAACGTACTACTCCTATCGAACAGCCAATGTAGGAAATACGCCAAACACTAGTGATTTTTGGGAAACCACTCCGCCGCCGTATTCGTATCGGTGGACGTGGGCACCTGCACCGGGTAACAACTGTATCAGTCCGGGGGCTTCGTCGGTATCCGGCGAGGCATTCGGAAGTGCTGATTCCGCTCTTGCGGATTACGTTATCCGGCTTAACGCAAGCTCCACCTGTACCAATAGCGGGAACCTTGTTTACACGATGACCGGGGGGCTTGTATGCACTGTCCAGATAACTCCGCCGTATGACTATGGCTGTTCCTATCCCACGTTCTTTACCCTGACCCCCGTCTAGCATGTATGACTACGTTATATCTTCGGACATGACCCAACTTTTCCTAAAGACGAAAACGGCCGGCTATTACATGACGCTAAACGCGAACCAAGCCCTGTATTCGCAACTGTTCAGCAATGCCGCGTGGGTCAAGACCAACATTACTCTGACGGCGACACAGACTGATCCAAGCGCCGGAACCGAAGCCTTCACGCTCACGGCTGGCGCGGCGAACGCGACCATGCTGCAATCCGTCGCCCTGACCGGAACTCTGAACCGTACCTTCAGCATTTACCTCAAGCGCAAGACCGGAACTGGAGACATCTCGATTACGGTCGACGGCGCAACGTACAGCGTCGAAACCACAAGCGGCGCATGGGCGCGCTTCGATACCACTCTGACCGCTTCCGGCACCGTGACGTGCGGCGTCAAGATCGCCACCAGCGGCGATGAAGTGTATGCAGCTTGGGCGCAGCTTGAGGACGGACTGGCAACGACCTACGCCACCAACACCGCGAACCGCTACACGGTGACGCAGATCACGGACGCAGACTATCCGAGCAATACCACACGGGGTTGCGCCTTTCTTGACGGGCGATTCTTCGTTATGAACGTGGCCGGCGAAATCTACCAGTCGGCGCTTGAGAATGCCGCTTCATGGGCCGCACTCGAATTCATCGGTACGCAGATCGAACCGGATCAGGGCGTCTATCTCGCCAAGCACAACAACTACCTTGCCGCCTACAAGCAGTACAGCACCGAGTTCTTCTACGATGCAGCGAATGCAACAGGCTCGATTCTCGCCCCCGTCCAGAATGCCGCATTCAAGATCGGATGTGCTTCGGATGCTTCTGTCAAAGAAATGGCCGGAACTGTCGTATGGATGGGTCAAACAAAGGATGGATTCGGGAGAGGAATCTTCCGCCTTCAGGGAATGTCCCCCGAGAAAATCTCCACTCCGCAGGTCGACAAGATACTGAACGCCGACTCTCTGGCGACCGTCTATTCGTGGTCAGCCAATGTCGGTTCGCATCTGCTCTACGGCCTGACGCTCGTAACCACTGGCGTCACGCTGGTCTATGACTTTACGACGCAACTGTGGTCGTTCTTCACCTACCTGACTTCGAGCGGAGTCACAAAGACAGTTACAGCGGTCACAGCAGCCGGTGTAGCGACTTCTGCGGCTCATGGGTACTCAGATGGCGACATTACCCTGATCGCCGCTACAAACGCCGATTTCAACGGCTGGCATGTGGTTACGGACGTGACGACCAATACATTCCAGTTGCAGGCGACGGGAACGGTGTTCAGCGGGTCAGGAACCTCGGTCAAGCATACGGAGGCTTACTTCCCTGTGATTGCCTCGACTAGCGCCAATGGCAAGCAGTACATGCAGCACGCTACGTCAGGGGCGCTGTATGAATTCTCGCAGTCGACATACATTGACGCTATTGGAGCGATTGCTGCGCGAATCAGGACGCCAAAGATGGATGATGCTTCGACTCGGTACAAGACGATGCCATCTGCGGAACTGATCGGGGATAAGGTTTCGTCGGTGGCGGTAATGAGGTATTCTGATGATGACTATGTGACTTATACCGGATTCCGGCCTGTTGATTTATCCTCGCCGACTTCCGATATTCGTCGGCTTGGGAAGTTTCGCCGTAGGTCATTTGAAATTTTGCATGTCAAGAACGCACTGTTGCGGCTTGAGGCTATCGAAGTGGAAGGGAGATAATCATGGGAAGCAAAGCGTGGGATGATGCGATAAATGGTGGGGCGAAAGATGTTACCCGCCAAAGCCTTTTGAACGAAATCAAAGGACTGTATGACTCGTCTTATGGATATCAAACTACCGCAGGAAATTTGCCAACAGGGCTTGGATTTGATGTCGACAGGAACAGAGAACTTAATAATGCCGCAATTACCGCATCGCATCAAGCTGGAAAACTAAAGCAACTACTTGGCCTAATCGATCAAGGTGGCGGCTCATCGTCAAACCCATTCGACACTGGCGGAAGCGGCAGCGGCGGTTCCGGCGCTCCGACTGTCAACACGTCAAACCGCTTTGAAGCTGGACTTTCCGACGCTGAACTGCGCCTCAAGAATCTACTAGACAATCCTGACTCCATCCAACAAACAGCCGCGTACAAGTTCCGCGTTGGTCAAGGCCAAGAGGCCTTGCAACGGCAACTTGCCGCGAAAGGAATGCTCAATTCTGGAAACAGGCTCATGGAACTGACAAAGTACGGGCAGGACATGGCTTCGCAGGAATACGATAACCAGTACGGTCGGCTTGGCAATCTGCTCGGAAACTACTCGCAATCGTGGATTGGCGACAAAAACGCGAATACCAATTTGTTCAACGCGCAGGCAAATGCGTGGAATCAGGCGCAGGCTAATGCTGATCGTACAAAGCTTGCATGGGCAGAATTCAACAAGCCGCAGTATGCGACTGTTCGCGGCACAGGTGGTTCAAGTTATTCACCAATTGGTTCTCCAATGGGGTCGCCAATGGGCGGTAGCATTGAAAGCAGTTCAGCATGGATTAACAGGCCGCAGACTGTTGATAATAGAGGTTATTTCAACAATATGCCAGAAGCCGGCACTTGGATGAAAATTTAAGGAATAATCATGGGCTACTACATCGACCAACTTGCTGAACAGGATCGCCAACGCAAACTTGCGGAGTTGCTTGCGATGCAAGGCGAGGACTTCACGGTTGCGCAAGATCAGAACAGTAATGGACTTATGACACAACAAGATGCTGACGCCGCAAGAGCATACGCAAAACGAGTTATGGATGTTGGCGGAGTAGATGAACATGGTAGACCAACGTCTACATATATAAGTCCGCAGCAGAATCAGCAGTTTCTATCCGCGCTTGCCGACCCAAACAACACGATACGCACGGCAGGGTTTGACCCTTCCACGTTCAACAGTGAGAGGGCGAACCCTAACGCCTACATGCCGCCTCCTGCTCCACCGCAAGTTGAGCAAGCTCCGATGAACATGATTCGGAACAACACCACTGGACGGGTGTTTGCTCCTGAAACCATGAGCGGCCAGCCTAGTCAATCGCAGCAAGCGGGGCCTGGTCTTGACTATTCATCGCCTATCGAAATCGTCGGCTACGGAAAGGGGTACAGGCTCAAGGGTGATGGCACTCGTGTAGTGTTGAGCGATGGGCGCATTGTTGATCTTGGCAGGGATACGGAAGCGGAACGCAAGCGCGAAAAAGAGAACCTTGCGTTGGATGCGCAGAGGGCGAACATCGCGCAGACAAATCTTGAAAACAAAATCAAGCAAACCGCACTCGATGAAGATGCTTCCCTGAAAGCAGGCAATGCCATGACCGCAAAGCAGTACGAGCGCATTCATGGAAAGATTCCTGGTGGGTTTGAAATCTACCGCACTGAAACCGGAGAGACTGATATTCGCCCGGTGCAAGGTGGTAAGCAATATCTTGAACTTCAGGACAGAGTGCACAAGTTTGATTCATCCAGTAAAGGGATGGATGAATACGGGGCGCAATTGGACAAACTTATGAAGCATCCTGGTAGGGAGTCTGCTACTGGATTCAGTTCAATCACGAACCCGTTGGCATTTCCTGGAGGCGATGCAAAAGACTTCTTAAACGAACTTGAAACATTCCAATCGCAAGCATTCCTATCGAACATTGACAAGTTGCGCGGCACAGGCCCATTGTCTAACGTCGAAGGCGAGAAACTTCAAGCGGCAGTCGGTAACTTGAACGTATCTTCAAACGAGGAAACCTTCAAGAAAAACCTGATGGATGTTAAGCGACGTTTCGAGTCCCTGAAAGAAAAAGCGAAAATTGATGCTGATAACGCGAGGGCGGAAATGAAGCGTGAAAAGCCGAAACTTACTTCTGCCGATGGTGAGGCTATTGCGTGGGCAATGAAAAACCCGACAGACCCCCGCGCCGTCGCCATAAAAGCGAGACTAGGAGTACGGTAATGGCCTTCGATCCTGATGCCTATCTGTCAGGCAAAACGTCTGGAGAATTCAATCCAGATGAATACCTTGGAGTAAAGCATGAGCCAATTACAGAGCCTCTTAAAATCGGTGCTGATGCGTTTGGCGATACGGTACGCGAGGAAATGCGTAATCGTGATTGGGCGACTCGCAATATCATCGGCGCGGGGTCTGCTGTCACGTCTGCATGGGAAGGGTTGAAAGGGCTTTTAGGCCAGTCCGATCCATCACAGGTTGCAGCGACAAGGGCAATGGCTCAAGAGGCTCCTGTAGGGCGTATAGCCGGTGAGGTAGCGATGCTTGCGCCTACCCTTGCTATCCCAGGCGCGGCTACTGTTCGTGGTGCTGCTGCAATCGGCGCGGTTACGGGCGGCGTACTGACTCCCGGTGACTTGAAGGAACGAGCTATTGCAGCAGGACTTGGCGCGGCTGGTGGCGCTGCTGGCTCGTACCTTTCTCGCGGAGCAGCGGCAAGGGGTTCATTTGAGCCGTCAGATGCCGTTAAAGCAATGGAACGTGAAGGAATTTCGCTCACTCCCGGAGAGAATATCGGCGGGATCGTTCGTCGCTTCGAGGATCGGCTTACGTCGACTCCGTTCGTTGGCGACATCATTGAAAAGTCTCGCATTCGCGGAATCGAGGATTTCAACAAGGCGGCTTTGCGTAGGGCCGAGATTCCGGGCGTATCCGCTGGCGGAGAGATAGGCCACGAGGGATTGGCGAATGTGCGCCAAGGATTGTCACAGTCTTACGACAATGTTTTGGCGAAATCGAGTGCAAATGCGCTTGAGCCTAAGTTTGTTCAAGACTTGGCTAATCTTCGGTCGATGGTGTCTGGCCTTCCAAAGCAAGAGGCGGAACAGTTTGATCGGATCATTGCGCGTGAAATTGACCAGCGGCTTGCCCCTAATGGGGTTATCTCTGGCGACAACCTGAAGGCGGCACAAGGCGCACTTGGTAATGAAGCAAGGAATTTCGCTACATCCACGGATGCCTATCAACGGCAACTAGGCCAAGCATTGAAGCAGGCCGACGCAGAATTCCGTTCGCTGATCCAGCGGTCAAACCCACAGAATGCGGCTGAACTTGAAGCTATCAACAAAGCCTATGCCAACTTCAAGCGGATTCAAAACGCATCCGGCAGAACTGGAGCAGCGGAAGGCGTATTCACGCCGGCACAGTTGCATCAATCCGTTCGTGTTATGGACAAGACAAAAGACAAGCGCGCCTTCTCTGAGGGGACTGCGCTGATGCAAGATTTGTCGTCAAGTGGTAAGGATGTACTATTGAGCAAAGTCCCTGACTCTGGAACTGCTGGCCGGCTTATGGGTTCATTGAGCAATCCGTGGGCTTTGGCTGGACTTCCGATCAGCACAATGGCATCGCTTCCGATGAGCATCCTGTATTCACGTTCAGGACAAAACGCTGCGAATTACCTAATCAACAAAGGCATTCGTCCTACAGCAGAAACCATACGTCAGGCTTTAGCGCAGAATCCGGCGCTTGTTGGCGTAGCTTCCGGAAGATTGTCAGAACTCGTGGGTCAACAATGATTTCAACCATCCATCCTTCATTCGCTTCTTCGTTTCCTGATGTGCGCGTTTGTGCGCTCGTATCAGGTATGGGCCAATGAGAAATACGATGAATGTTGAAATAGCCAAAGTCATAGACTAATCATAGCATGAGCCAAAACCCCCTAGCCCCGCCGCCGCAAACAGGCCAGCCAATCGACAGTTGGCTGTACCTGCTATGGCGCAGGCTGACCGCAACAGGGCAAATACTGTGGGACTCGATTAGTTTTACAGGATCGGATTTGACCGACATTGAAACGCGCAACCACGCCGATCTGCAAAATATCAACACGACAAACTAA